AATTGAGGGTGGCGAACTGCGTTTATTAAACGATGATGAAATTTTAGCTGTTGTCTCTAACCCAGAAGACATACAATCAGCTTAATTTTATTACGCATATAAGGAGTATAACATGGCAGAAGAAGCTATGCAAGTAAAAGAAAACGAAGACGGTGCTGAAGTTGAAATCCCAGAGGTTGAAACTGAAGAAACTGAATCCGAAGTAAAGATAGAAGAGACAGAAACTAAAAAAGAACCTGTAGAAGCTAAATCAGAACAAGAAGACGAGATTGAAGACTACAGCGAAGGCGTTAAAAAACGTATCAATAAGCTAACTTATAAGGTTAGAGAATCAGAAAGAAGAGAACAAGCAGCAATAGAATATGCTCAATCTGTTCAAGATGAATTAAATAAAACTAAAAATAAACTTTCAAAGTCTGATCAAAACCTTTATAGTGAATACAGTACACGAGTATCTTCAGAACTTAACTCGGCACAAGAGAGATATAAAAAGGCGTATGAATCAGGTGATACAGACGCTTTATTAGAATCTCAAAAAGATTTAGCCAAGTTAGCAGTTGAGGAAGAAAGCTTAAAAAGGGTAAAACCAGAAGAGCGTTCCGAAACAGAAGTTACTCCTGATGAGCAAGTAGACGCTCCTAAATGGAACCAAACTGCTGCCCAGAAACAGGCTCCTGAGCCTGATCCTAAAGCAAAAGCTTGGGCAGAAAAGAACGAATGGTTTGGAGACGACTTAGCTATGACAACTGCAGCATTTGCGTTTCATAGACAGCTCACAGAAGGCGAAGGTTATGATCCTACTTCTGATGAATATTATAAAGAAGTAGATAAAAGACTTGCTGAGTCTTTCCCTCATAAATTAGGGAATACTCAAAAGGAAGTGAAAGAGACGGTAGCTGGTTCTAGCAAAGGTGTTGGAACTACTAAAGCTCGATCACGTAGAACTATAAAACTCACACCGAGTCAAGTAGCAATAGCGAAAAGATTAGGTGTGCCACTAGAAGAATATGCTAAGCATATTAAGGAGTAGAAAAAATGGTAGATGAAATTAAAACTACTGAATCAGATCGAACTCCACGATCTGCTGAAAGTCGAGATAAAGTATCTCGTCGTAAACCTTGGCAACCCCCGTCTTTGTTAGACGCACCTCCCCCACCACAGGGATATGTATACAGATGGATACGAGAATCAATGATAGGGCAAAACGACCCAGCGAATATGTCAAAACGTATTCGTGAAGGTTGGGAACCCGTAAGTGCTAAAGATCACCCTGATTTTGAAGCACCTACTATTGATGATGGTAAACATGCTGGTGTTATAGGAGTTGGTGGCTTAATTCTCGCTAAGATACCCAAGGAGACTGTTGATGAAAGGAGAGCTTACTATCAAAACGTAGCTGACCAACAGATTCAAGCAGTTGATAATGATCTTATGAGAGAAAGTAATCAGGTAATGCCTATTAGTAATCCTAATAGGTCTACTAAGGTTACATTTGGTAAAGGTGGTTCTTAACTTATGTTAAGGACTTTTAATAAAATTTATTTTTATAAGGTGAATTAAAATGGCAAATACAAACGCCCCAGATGGATTCACACCAGCTTATCATATGTCAGGTGGTACAATCCGACCTTCAGAGTTTGCAATAGCAAGCGGAACTAACGCATCAATCTTTTCAGGTGATGTCGTTAATTTATCTAGTGGTCTGGTTATCCAAGGTACTGCAACAGGTACCCCACTCGGCGTATTTTACGGTGTAGAATACCAAGCAACAGATGGATCAGTAGTGTTCTCGAACATGTGGACTGCAGATGTTGCGACTTTAGGTGCTGCGAATGCTAAGGCATTTGTTTATGTCGATCCAGATATTGTTTATGAGGCTCAGTCAACTGGGACTCCTACTCAAGCATCTATCGGCACAACAAATACTATTAGTACTACCGCAGGTAATACTTCAACAGGTCGATCAAAAGAAGGTGTGACTACAACAACTTCTAGTGGTATTGCGACAGTAGTAGGCTTCCCAGATAAGCCAAACAATTCTATTGGTCAATACGCTAGAGTGTATGTAACATTCCCAGCTTCTGTATTCGGCAATAGCTAAAAGGTGATTTAAAATGGCAATAAATAGAGCTCAATTAGTAAAAGAACTCGAACCAGGACTAAATGCACTTTTTGGTCTTGAGTACGATAGATACGAGAACGAACATACTGAAATTTTCGATACAGAAAACTCAGATAGAGCGTTCGAGGAAGAAGTAATGTTATCAGGTTTCGGTCAAGCCCCAGTTAAAGGCGAAGGCGCATCCGTAACTTATGACACAGCACAAGAAACTTTCACAGCAAGGTACAGCCACGAAACTGTAGCTTTAGCCTTTGCGTTGACAGAAGAAGCAATAGAGGACA